GGAACGAAATCTCGACGTCTTTTTGCGAGGTCGCGTTCCCGTGCGCGACGCTTTGTTTCTTCAGGGTTATTACCTCGGAATTTGATTTCAGTGCTTTCCCAGCTACTAACTCTTTCCATGATGCTCCTCGCGCTCAGGTGTCGCCATAGTCGACTTCTTGGTTTGACATTGGCCGACCTAGTTTCCTGATCCACATTTGGCGCCAGGTGTTTCTCTTGATAACCTCTCGGTTGTAGAAAGCGTTCCATAGTAGTTCTCTATTGTTATCTATATCGGTTAGAAGACTGGGGTCTTCTCTAGTAACGCGTATCCATTCTAGTTCGAAGTAGGGGTCGTTGAACTGGACGTTTCCGTCTACTGTTCGGACTCTTTCTCTGATGATTGTTCTGAATCGAGTCTTCTCGTTTTCACTTAGCGGGCTGCTAGGCAAGCCTAGGTTGAACATCCGCCTTATTTCTTCTTCCGACCGATATATGACTCTTCCTCTTTCGTCGACCCTACCTCCTCGTAGGCCAGCGAATCTAGCTGTTAGTATATTCCAGTCTTCATCACTAACGATCAACCAGGACACCCTCTAAGTCCGCCCTAGAGAATTGGAACCAGACGATATTACCTCGAATGTGTGCTTCTACTGTTTGATTCCGTTTGCGCGCTTGGTAGCGTAGTAGCGACTTGTAACTCTTAGGTGTCGTATTGAAATCTTTACCCTGTACAGCTTTCCAGATACTACCGTCAGTTAGAGTATCCCAGTCGTACTTAGGAGGTCGGCCGATTCTTGGGGCCATATCATCGCGATGGGAGGAATGTGCATATCGGATAGCCGAGAGCATTAGGAGTAGGCTTTATAGGCCGGCCGTTACACGCTGGAACTGAATGGGTCCAGCCTGCCGGATCATCAGTCCAGCCCGCGTCAAGGAGCGGCGATCCGCAGACTGGGCACCAGCCGATCTTGTGGCGGATGTAAACAAGTATACCTGAAGGCCTGAACGAGTGTTCGTCAGTCATTAGGTCGTGAACCCATTTGCCGCTATCGGTGGTATGTCCGTCGACCCTACAGGTAACACAGGTATCGTGTCGCATTCTCATAGCACGCTCGGCGTTCTCGACAGTCTGTGCGTACGAGCGTCAAAGAAGACTGGAAACTCTTCCATGTCGGACTCTAGTCGTCCTGTTGCTGAAAAGTATCGAGTACCCTTTTCGTCTTCATTGAACTCCTCGTCGCTGTAGCCGCCTTGTCCTCCGATCCGGTAACTCCAAAGGGCATCGGCTGCGTCGCCAAATACCGAGCCACCGCGAGCTCGACGCTGAGCTCCGTGTCCGGTATGGTGGATGAGAAAAGTATCAATTCCACCTGCTTCGAGTGCGAGTTCGTTGAATGCCTCGACAAGTGCGCCTCCTCCGTCTGATGAGTTACTGTTTTCGTTTAGATTGAAAACTCGAATCAGTGGTCCGAGAGGATCGACAACTAGGATCTTAACGTTTAGGTCGACCAGCATCGTAGCGATGCGATTCCTGATAGTGTCGCTAATGATATTGAACGCCTTAGCCTGACCACGAAGGTTCAGAACCAAGGCGTTGTTTGGAAGACCGAACGGACGTGCGTAGTGTTGCTGAGTTCGTTCGTCTACCTCTAGGTTTACGTCGAGTATAGTTTCATCGGGTCCGATAGAAACAACTGGTTGACCTAGGAAGTGCTCGCCGTTTGTGAGACAGCGTAGGAGATTTAGCTTCAAGGTGCTTTTACCAGACTTGTATCGAGCTGCTAGTAGAACTGTGCCGCCGAATGGCCATAGTTTGTCGATGCGATACCGAGGTGCGTGGAAGTCTATAGCTAGAAATTCTGGATATACTTGTGGTATCGGAAGGGAAAACTCTGCATCGGCTATCATTTCGATGAGCTGGTGCTGACCCCTTTGTTCTCCTAGACGCTGTTCTAGGTACATTTGGGCACGGTCCTTGATTGCCTTTGTCCGAGGCGCAGGTATATCGAGGTCATCGAGATCGACTTGATTCACTTTTGCTTGCCTATACCAGCTTGTAGAACCTGCCCGCAGAGGTACAGCGCCTCTTGCCGATAGAAGCCAGCACCTATTAGACTTGTAAAGTACTCATGTAGACTAACTGCGCTTTCCTGGAGCTGCGTAAAAGGGTCCCTTGGTGTGTCAGCCATCAGTTTCGGACTCCTTAGACGCTTCCTCAGTCTTAGGCAAGAACTGGAATTCGATTATGCCTGGTTCAGGGCTACCTGTTGAGACGATTAGTCCTTGTTGCCTTGCGCGGAGATGTAGTGCGGTCTGGAAGCTAGCAGGGTTACAGGTGAAGTCTTCGCCTTCTTTGGCACTCCAGACGGTACCGTCTGTCCAGTCTTGCCAAGGGTAAAAGCGGCGTCGGCGAGGTTCAGTAGCTCCCTTGACTCTTTTAGCCATTGTGTTCTCTTCCTATTCGGTGCTCTTATCTCCTATACTATAATTATATAGCACTTTTAAGGTAATAAGCAAGAGGCTCTTATAAATTTCTAGATTTTTTCAGGAGCGTTAGAGTGTAGATTTACTTCACTTGGGGTATAATATAAATTAGAGAGAAAAGTCATCGATAGGAGTCGTCGTGTAAGGGGCTTAGATGGCAATTGGAAGCGGTCTCGTAGCTGTTGGGACTTCGGCAGTTCCGATTTGTTCGTCGAATCAGGCTGTCTTGCTTCAGAATCTCGGAACTGCTCCTGTAACTATTGGAGGTCCGGGAGTCACCGTCGGGCACGGTGTAGTTTTGCCATCGACGGTGCCGACTGCCCCTGCGGTTCCTGCTACGGGTGTGGTTGTTCAGAACCCTAGTGCCTATCCAGTGCAGGTCGCAATTGCGGCTAATGGCGCAACCATCACGAACGTTACGGTCAACGGCGTTACGGTTGGTACGGCGGCTGGAACTTACACGGTTCCTGCGGGTGGCACAATTTCGATCGCATACTCTGTCGCGACTCCGACATGGATTTGGACTGCGCTGGTAGCAGCAGTACTGCAGGTTCCAGATCTGGGAGGTAGCGTGGGCACAGGTGACCCAATCTACGGGGTCGCTAGCGTTACTGGCCAGAGCGTAGCATTCCTCACAGCTACTTGGGACGGGTGAACTATGTCTAATGCTCATGCGCAGCAGTACTACTTCGGTCCAGGTACGGAGACAACTCAAGGATCGGGGACAATCGATACGTACGACGTGTCGCAGACAGCGCCTGAGGCGATGACTACTGAGCCTGGTACTTATCAGACTCCCCAGTCCGGTCTCGACGCGCCTCTCGCACAGGATCAGCGGCGTGGTTCTTCATGAGTGACCAGCATGCGATTGGGTATTACGCGGCTCCAGGTCGCGAATCTGCGACGCAGGTTGGTCCAGTCGCGAACTGGGCGATCCCAGCTGACACGATTTCTGGTCCGATCGGTGGAGCGTTCGGAGGGCCGAGCGCGGGTGTCGGCACTAATGCGGTAAACATGGCGGGTCTTAGTGCAATGGACCCTAGCGAAGTAGCCAATTCGAACACTGGCCCGATTCCTCCGGGTACAGGTGTAATCGCGACTGTTTAGGAGGCAGCGATGTCAGACGTGCATGGAGCAGCATACAATCACTCAGCTGAGGTTGACAACCAGTCGGGAAGTCTGCCATGGCAGTCTGTAGATGATTACGGTGGCTACGGAAGCGCGCCTACGCAGACTGAGTCTTACAACGACGGCGACAACGACACAGACGACATCGGCACCTACGGCCCGATTCCTCGACCGGTCGAAAACGTCAGCTATGGACGTTCCGGAGGCATGATGACCGATCCGCAGCGGCCTGATAACGGTGGAGTCTGGAGCTAGCTGATGTCGTACAGTTTCACCGTAACCAAGGCTGGGGATAATCTGACTATAGATTGTCCGGCAACTACGCTGCCTAACGTGCCTGACGGTGTCTTCATGATTTCAGGCCACGTCGATCCGACAGGCAGTAACGATTCGATCGGTATTCAGCGACGCGACGCGGACGGCAATATGGCTGCGTCAGTTCAGATCTGGCACAAGTAGGAGCCGATGGAGCGTGCGGGGTACTTCTTCGAGAGCGATCCGGGATTCAGCAAGGCTGAACTGCCGGACGATGATCTTGAGTACCCCGATTTCCTACTACAACTGATCGATCGTCCGCAAGGACCGTCTTGGCTTCAGGATTACCTCAGGTCCCTGAATAGGGTAGTTCTTGCGGGCGACGATAAGGCTGCGCGAGCAGCGTTGACTAAGAACGATCCTCTGCTATTCGCGCTTACGTATCTTTCGCATCACTTGTACTCAGTCGAGACGCACGATAAGTTGTCGTTCGCAGAATTCCACCTGGATCTGCTTGAACACGCTAAGACTTGGATACAGAAACCGCATAATCCTCGTGAACACCGCGACTCGTACGTTGCACCGCGAGGTTGCGGCAAGAGCACTTGGTTGTTTCAGATCTTGCCGATCTGGGCTGCGGCTCATAAGCACGTCAAGTTTATCGTTGCGTTTTCCGACTCGTCTGACCAGGCTAAGAACCATCTAGCGACTATTCGTGGCGAGTTCGACTTGAACGACTTGCTTATTCAGGACTTTCCGGATCTGTGTGAGCCTAGAGTGAGGCGTCCCGGAGGCCCAGTCGGTAAGAAGCTAGTTGCTAACCGCGTAGACATGATCGAGCAGAAGAATGGCTTTATCATGGTGGCGAAGGGCTCTGGCACTGCGGCTCGTGGTTTGAAGATCGGTAAGCTACGACCTGACCTGATTGTTCTCGACGATATTGAACCAGGCGAAGAGAACTATAGCCCGACAACCATGAAACACCGGTTGCGCTGGATGCTTGAGACAGTATTTCACCTGAATGAGTTCGCTCGCGTCGTAGTTGTTGGCACTGTTACTGCTCCAGGTTCTATCATGCACCAACTGGTAGAGTCAGTTCTGCATCCTGATACGGACTACGATGATGATAACTCGGGTTGGATCGCAGACCAGAATATTCAGGTTCACTACTATGCGCCGATTCTGCTGAACAATGACGGTACTGAACGATCCTGTTGGCCGGGTAAGTGGCCATTGGCGTACCTCAAGAAGCATGAGCACACCAAGGAGTACAAGAAGGAGTTCCTGAACCAGCCCGTTTCGATAAATGGAACGTACTGGTCCAGTGAAGATTACATTTACGCGTACCTGCCTTGCGTTCGTACGGTGCTCGCTATTGACCCTGCAGTGACGTCACACGAGAACTCCCACGATACAGGTTTGGCGATTATCGGTCTTTGGCATCCTCGTGCAGGGCTGGAGCTTCCGCCTGATGTACCAGAGAGCTTGCAAGGAAATATGCTACAGCCGAAGGCTGTTGTGAAGTTTGCTACGGTCATGAAGCTGCCTCCTAAGCAGTTGCGAGAATCGGTTCTTTGGTATCTCGAGCAGTGGCCTGAGATTGGTGAAATTGTTATTGAGTCGAACCAAGGAGGCGATACTTGGAAGATGGTTTTTCACCACTTGCCGGTTCGTCTTAAGCTGTCTTGGTCCGGACTACCTAAGCCTGTAAGACAGACGAGACTGTTGAACTTGTACCAGCGAGGCAGAGTTGTGCATGCGCGCGCGATACCTCGATTGGAACAGACGCAATGTTCCTATGATGGAACTGAAGATAAGGATATTCTCGACGCTGTAGAGATTGGCGTGCGTCATTATTTGACGATTCCGAAGATCATTTCAGGTGGAACTTATAGCTACGCAAGACGATCGCCTATGGGGGTGCTGAACGACAATGGATAGCCTCTCGCTTAATGGTACAATGATGCCTGGTAATACCTTCCTAGGTATGGCGATCCCACGGCCGGCACCCGAGCCGTACGATGTTCCAGGTGCAGACTTGAAGAACGGTATTCTGAGTCTTGACGAAGCTCAGATGAGCTATGTGAAAGCGATTCAGTACTACAACGGAACAGTACCAGAGTTTTTTGCGTCTTTGCGTCTCAGGATCGCCATGGGGGCGACCGGTATTGTATTCGACTTTAACTTTGCTAAGCTGCCTGTTGATGCGGTTGCTGAGCGACTGGAAGTTGCAGCGATCTTTGCTGCAGATTCCGAGTCGAAGACTATTATCCAGCAGGCTTGGAAGGACAATAACCTCGACCTGAACGCGCCAGATGTGATGAAGAAGGCGTGCAAGTTGGGGGATGCGTACGTACTGGTTTGGCCGAATACTGATGGTGAGACTGATTCCGAGGGCAATCCGCTATCGGTCGACATATTTTACCAGTCGCCGCGTGTTATGCGCGTATTCTATGACGATGAGAACGAGAATCGGAAGCAGTACGCGATTAAGCGTTGGCAGGATTCGAACTCCGGCTACACATTTGCTAACTTGTACTACCCGGATCGTATCGAGAAGTACATGCTTGCTCCTGAGCCTGAGTCTGGCGCGAAGCCTAAGTGGGAGAAACGCCTCGATGAGGGCGACAGTGATTGGCCTCTCGATAATCCGTTCGGCGAAGTTCCAGTATTTCACTTCCGGAATGAGTTCCCTTACGGCAACCCCGAGCATATAAACGCCTATGGCCCTCAGGATGCGATTCACAAACTTGTTGTTAGTCATATGGCGTCGGTTGACTATAATGCATTTCCTCAGCGCTGGGCGCTCATGGATCCTGCGTACGACACTTCCGAAGCCGCGATGGGCGATGAAGGTGAATACGCATTCTCGATCGATACCGGTGCGACACTCGATCAAGGTATGGATCCCAAGTCGCAGTTGACAGCTGATCCAGCTTCCGTCTGGTTCATGAAGGGGATAACGTCCTACGGACAGTTCCCGGTCGGCGATCCAGAAGCTTTTCTAACACCGTTTACCGCGTACATTCACGCTATGGCGGTTATTACGCAGACTCCGATGCATTTCCTCGATCCTATCGTGTCGAATGTGTCGGGTGAGTCCCTGAGGGTAATAGAAGCGCCCTTCGCGAAGAAGGTGCGCAATCGTCAGTTGTCGTTTGGTGCGGCTTGGCGAGACTTGTTCAGGTTCGTTCTGAAGGTAAAGGGGCAGAGTAAACCAGCGGATGTGCTAATTCACTGGGTCCCGGCAGCGACAGTTAACGACTTGAGTACCTTGCAGGGGCAGGCAATCAAGGAACAAATTGGCGTACCGCCGCGACAGCTCCTAGAGGAGCAGGGTTATACGCCAGAACAGCTTGATTCGTGGGGAGTCACGATCGAGTACAGGAATCTAGGAGTCGGTCAAGGCGCGTACTTCGATACTGAAGAGGACGATGGAGCCGAACCTGGAACGAGTGAGGAAGTCTAGTCGCGATGACTACACTTCCTAAGCGAGGAGGCCGAGATGGCTAACAAGGACACCGACGTTGTTGACGACGTTACTGATGATGACGTTGTCGATGATACTGCCGATGACGACGCTACCGATGACGGTACCGACGACACCGATGTAGACAATGACGTTACCGATGATAGTCAGGGTGGAAAGAAGGACGGCGATCAGGGTGCGAAGCCTAAGCCGAAGCCTTCGACTCGACAGTCTAAGGCAGACGACAGCGACCCGAACGCGGGACTAAAGTCGGCACTTCAGAAGGAGCGTGCGGCTAATCGATCGGCGCAGAAGGAGCTTAAGGAACTGAGGCTGAAGCATGCTTCAGCTGAGGAACGTGCGCTTCTGGAAGCTCGCGAGCAGGCGGCTACGGAGGCTACGGAGGCGACGAAGGGTCCGCTGGTTAAGGCGCTCGCCAAGCTTGGACTCCAGGCTGCAGGTGTTCAGTCAGGAACGGCTAAGCTCGTAGGACTACTTGATCTGAATAAGGTCGAGTTGGACGAGGATGGTGAACTTATCGGCTTGGATGATCAGATCGAGGAGCTGAAGGAGGAGTTCCCGAATCTGTTCGCCGTTGCAACAGGTAGTCGAGCGCCGAATATCAATGGTGGTGCAGGCAACGGTCGCAGGCAGGATAAGGATGGGGAGCCTGCGAAGCCTAAGGGCTTCGCGCAGCAACTTGCAGATCAGGTCATGGGGATAGTACCTCCAGGACAGGGAATGGTATCGAGATAAGTCGCACCGCTGGGTGACGGCTTCTAGAAAGGATGTGACTAGCAGATGGCTATTACTACCTCTGCCTTCACTAACTGGATCCCGGTTGAATACGGGGCTCAGGTGATTCAGAAGGTCACTCAGCACAGCGCCGTGGAAACCTTTGGTCAGGAAGTCATGATGACCTCGAACTCGCGCTACGTGGCGCGAGACCAGGGTGTTGTGGCTGGTCTGGTTGCGAAGGGTGCTAGCTACGACCTTGGCGCTCTGGGTCAGCAGAACGACAACGACAACGTTGAAGACTCGGTGTTGCTGACTGCTGGCAAGTGGGGCACTCAGATCAACATCGCCGAAGAGGACATTATGGACTCTTTGGCGGACATCATCAACTCCAAGTCCAACGCGATCGGTACCGCACTCGCCAAGGTCTACGACAATGTGGCGCTCGGGGTGAACGCAGCTCCAGGTTCGACAAACGCGCAGACCAACTCGGTCTACTGGGGTCTGACTCACACCGACCCGTTTTCAGGCGGCTCCGGCACCGGGTACACCGGCGGCGTGGCCTCGGGTACCGGTAACTACTGGAACACGGGACTCGGTAGCTTTGGGAAGCCGACGTATACGAACCTCTCGTCGGCTCTCGGATCGGTTGAAGTCGGGGACTACTTCAATGAGGAGGACATGATCTGCATCGCCCACCCGTACTACAGGCAGGCGCTGCGCGGGATCGTAGACGGTCAGAGTCGACCGATCTTCCAGGAGTCGTCTGGAGGGTTCCCCGGCGGCGGCCAGGGTGCGACTCCGGACCTGATCTTCCGGATTCCGGTGTTCTGGAGCCTCGGCGCTGTAGTGACGACTGCACCGACGAGCCAATTCGTCGTGCCGAACTACAACACCTCGGGTTCGGCAGTCGTCGGTCAGGCGGGCAACAGGCTCTTGGTCTTCTGCAATAGGCTGTATCTCCTGGCCGGCAAGAGGACCACGAACCCGAACAACCCTGCCGGAACTCCCGAGTTCCAGATCGTGCCGCCCATGTACAGCGGCACGGACACGACCATCCTTCGTGGTCGCATGAGGCGCGCGTTCTCGATGGGTACGGAGTTCGCGTTCTCGGTTCTCGAGGCTGTGAGCTAGCAGGCCAATAGTGGCGGAGCGGCCTGGGTCAAGCAGGCCGCTCCGCCTCGAAGAAGGGAACATGATATGGCCGCTGTCGGTTCAGTGTCCGTAGGTCTTACCGCGACTCTGATCTGCCCATCTAGTGCTGTAGTGACCCTGATGAATACAGGTGCTGCAATAGTATATATCGGTGGGCCCGGTGTTACGACCTCTGTGTACGCTATAGCACTGCCTGCGAACATGACTGAGCCTATACAACTCCCTATAGACTCCAACGCGACAGGTCTTCTGTCTAATCAGATCTATGGGATCTCCGGCTCAGCAGCTCAGAATGTTAACTACTATTCTGCAGTCTATGGATCGTAAGTCTACAGAAGGGTCTCGTAATGTGGGTTAACGGAGTTAACTTCGATCTGATGGCGACAGTCTGCGCGCAGTACGCTTCACCTGTCTATAGTCTCGAAGCATTTTCAGCGCTAGCGACTAACGGTGTCCAGACGGGATATACGGGTAGTTTCACGGACACGACGGCTATGCAGACGTTTATCGATAATCTAGTTGCGGCGCTAGGATTTCCATGGGTCGCTGTCGGTACGGTTAGTGACGCCGGTGGAGACTGGGGTATCGTTGCCGTAAACTTGCGATGGGCTCGCGAAGTCGTCGATAGTAGCGGCAATCTTACGTTCGAGCTACCCGATGCTAGTGGTAGCGGGTCGGATACGCTCGGGTACGCCCCGTACGCGAGTGCTTCAGCTGCTGTTGCAGCTATTCAGATCCTGACTGGCAACGTCGCAGTGACGAGCTAAGTGAGCTCGAAAGGAGCTTCTGATGGCTGAAGAAGAGGCGCAGGCCGGCCTGGTCGACAAGGGTAAGGATTACCCAAAGACGACCGCGAAGGCTGCGTCTACGACGGAATATTCGAAGACGTATCGACTCCACGTCTGGCCACCAACGTTGAGCGAGGAAGACTTGGCTAAGCATGCTGCACAGCTACAAGCGGACGCGCGTGCTGAGGGTCTCGTTCCGGCTCGGACGGTCGACGTGATTGTCGATGGCGAGGGTGGCATCACGTTCGTTACCTGCACGACTCGTGTCAAGAAGGCTAAGGAGTCACTGTGACCGAAGTACGGCGTGATATTCTGCTGGATGAAGGCGGCTCTACCTTCACAGTAGCTGCTGACAGCCAGTGGTTCAGCGATCCGATCGACAGTAATGGTGTCGACGAGGTTATCGTTACGGTCGCAACTGACAATACTGCGAATTTTGCGGTCTATGTTCAGCAGATCCCTACGGCTGGAAGCGTTGCAGATGTATCTGCTATTCCGGCGGTAGAGATTCCGTACCCGACAGGGTATAGCAACTTCTATGTTGCGAAGGCAACCTTGCAGCTAGATGCTGCAACCTTCACGGTGACGATCTTCAATACTGACGCGACCGTAGAGGCTACCTTTGGCGCTTCAGTGCGCGTAGTGTCGAGGAGCGTTTACTGATGGCGATTACCCTGTCAGCAATCTTTACAGATTTGCTGCTCGGCTATGAGTCGACCGCTCATACCGCTTCGGTTGCTGACCAGTTTGGCGGCGGTACGCTCGTTGTCTATAGCGGGACGGCGCCGAATGGTGCTAACGACTCGCTGACTCAAAATGGGTCTCCAACAGCGCTCGCTACCTGGACGTTCGCGGCGGCCTCGTCTTGGTCGGCGGCTTCAGGCGGTTCGCAGAACCTAGATATCCCGACACTGACGGTGACAGCCTCAGCTACTGGGACGGCTACGTTCTTTCGAGTCCTGAACTCAGGTGGCTCTTCACTGATTCAAGGGACGGTAGCTACGTCAGGCGGCGACTTCAACCTGTCGTCGACCTCGATCACGTCTGGAGACAACGTCACGATCACTGGCACGCCGTCCATTGCCTGGACGGTGACGTAGTGTCTGGCTACACAATGACCCAAGGTGAGCTGTACTACGAGCTCCCGACGGCGATCACCAAGAATACCTACACGACAATCGCACCAATTTCAGCAATCGCGTCGTCATCGATACCTCGGTGCCTGAT